AAGAATCTGTATCCTTCTCGTGTTCACGCTGACGTTGGTTTTCAAAAGCGGGAGCAAAACCAGCACCAAACCCTGCACCGAAACCCATTACATACCTCCAAGCATCTTCTGTTGTTCATCCTGTGGATTACCCTGAGGAGCTTGCGCATTCATAAATCCGTTAAACTTTGGCTTCTGAATCTTGTCAACGAGAGTTCCACTTTTCATGATCTCAGAAGTATTCTGTTGGATATCTGAAATCTGATCCAGAGCAGTCCTTCCAGCAGCAGTCGCCTTAGCAGTATTAATCACTTTCATTGTATTAAAGAAAGCTGCTGTAGGTGGCTTGGAAGCAATCTCATTGTTATCAAAACCAAGATTATATTTCATTCCATAAGCCTTAGCCATAATCATCATGATATGACATGTAGGCCCAGCCAGAAGGAGAGCATAATCCATTGTCCACTTGCCAGCTCCTATACCCGACATTAAAAACATCTGAGTTAAATCAGTTAGTGGAAGTCCGTTCTCGATCATGGTCAAGAGGCCGACAGCATTTTCCTCTTTCGTCAGTCTTTTCCCAATGTAATCAATTGCCTTGTCAATGTCATCGAATTCAGGAGGACGATGCCAAGGATAGTTCTTAGTATCGCTCGTATAATTCTCACCGGGAATTGGTCCGTCAAACTGATTGATCATTATTTCTTACCTTTAGTACGACTCTTCTTCTTATCTTCCGGTTGAGGATTATTTAATTCTGAATCCAGAGTGTCAAAATATTTCTTCGTGAATTTACGCTCTGATCCATGAGCTTTATCATAGTTGTCATGAGTGTTGTTATCAAAGTAGTGTTTGATACTCTTGAGGAATGCTTCTTCTATCTTAGGGTCGTGCATGTTATATCCTTATCCGAATAACCAACTAGTGAATGCATCTGAACCAGCAACGTTACCAGCGATAGTTCCGAAGACAGCACCCCATCCAGCAGAATCGGCTGAGTCAGCTTGCATCTTAGCGATCTGTTGCTGAGTAGCGGCAGAAAGATTAGCTGTAGCTAACTGTGTTGCTCTGTCCTTGTCATTCTGAGCACTCTTGAATATGTAATCAAGCATTGCATCTCCACGATCCCAGAGTTGATTAAGAGCTTCAGTACTGAGATCAACAGCAGTCTTCACATCTAGAGCAGCAGCATTAAACCTCTGATCAGAGTTGTGAAGAGTTACATCCTGACGCCATTTAGCGTTAGCTGTATCAATAGAGTATTGCATACTCTGATAGAACTGCTGACGATTATTCTCTAGACTCGCATTGAACTGTTTCATACTGTTTACTTCACCAGTATTAAACTGAGCCATATTATTTGTCTGAGCAGCATTGAACTGTTGGATAGATGAGTTCAGATTGTCATAGAACATATCTTTCTGATTAGCAGCGTCTGCTGTGAACATTCTAGCAGTATTGACTGCCTTAGCATCTTCAAGGATAGATTGGACACGATCTTGTGTGTTAATAACACGAGCTTGCTGATCATTACTTAGATTAGCTAAGTCCATCTGAAGGAATGCTTGAGAATTCTGGATGGCAGCAGCCATTCTGTTGTCAGCATTCTGGAGTTCCATGTTCCCAAGAATACCAGCTCTCTGAATAATACTCGCCTGTTTATTGCTGAGATTCTGAAGAGTAAGCGTCTGATAGAAATTAGCATCAGAATTCGCTACTTGGATAGAACTCTCCATCATTGCAGTAGCCATAGCAGCTGTAGCAGCAGTCCCAGTCATTCCATTGAAGGCAGCAATCCGTGAGACAGCTCTTGCAGCTCCCTGAGCATAGACAGGGATGACGGGTTCACCATTAGGACCAGTGAAATCAGCTTGGAGCATTTCCAGCTGACCCTTACTTGTAGCCCTCGGATCAACATTATTCAAATCTAGAGAAGCGAAGTCTTGGAGAGCCTGACCAGTAGCATTAAGAGTGCCGTCAGGATTATGACCTGTAGCAATAGAATTGACATCAATCTGACCGGTATTAGGATCAACGAGACTCTCAGGAGACACAGTGCCATGAGCACCAGTCATATCCTGAGCAGCTACTTGGTTTTGTGTAGTCTGGGCATCGTATCCTTGAGCAGGTTTAGCCGCTACTCCTGAAGCAGTTGCTGTACTCCCTACTGTACTAGCTGTCTGATTGAACTGAGTTGGATTTACCTGATACTTAGCAGCATTAGGATCAACACTAGTTCCTGTAGTATTAGGATTAGCTTGCGTCGCAGCAACATTATCAGATAGTGTTGTAGTAGGAGTCAACCCTGTAGCTGGATTCTTGACTACAGATGCAGCATAACTCTGGGCATCAAATTTACCAGCAGTAGTAGCAGTTTTTGGTTTAGCAGTAGTGGTAGTTGTGGTTTTAGGTTTAGTTGTAGTAGCACTTGTCTTATAAGGTGTGCTGATACCACTTCCTGTTTTAGGAGCAGTAGTGGTTGTCTTCGGAGCTGTAGGAACAGTTTGTGCTGTAGGGGCAGGACCCGGAACTAACTTACCAGTAACAGGATCATAGTGATATGAAGTAGTAGGGTCAGTAGCGTAATTAGCGTAATTTGCTTCACCGGGCATTTATTTAGGTCCTATAATTAAAGTGTGTATCTGATCCCAAAGAGCCCATAAGGCTAAAACCCCTGTTGCTACAGCCCATATCCAGTTATTCTTTAGTTTATTCTTGATAGTGGTATAAGCAATTCGTTCTTTAGCAATCTGTCGGAGTGCTTCAATTTCATCTTCATCGAATTCATTCATAGAAACCTCCGCTACTTTTTCCAGATTTTGATACCCTGAGTGATAAAATAACCTGTGATAACAATACTGAAAATGTTCCAAAGGTTAGTAGAAAGATCATCTGTCCTACCATACTCTAAGAGTTTATCCCATATGATAAGCTTATTAATATATAAAGCAAAAGGGAAAGCAAATAGAAAGCGGGTAAATTGCCAAAGAGGATCATGTTCTGAAGCCACAATGGCATCTCTCTGAGCTTGGAGTATATTAATTCGTTCATCCGCAGCGATCCGTTCTTTGTCATTCTGAGCATTTAGTTTTGCTTGATAAGCTTCCTTCAGATCATCAGCAACCTTGCCCAGTGGACCTGAGAGGAAGCCTAACAAGAGTCTCCACATTAGATTTTGCTCTTAAACCAGTCAACAGCACGATGCCAATAACCAGAAGCATATAGACCCCAAAGGGCAGTTGCTCCAGCGACACCGAGATTAGCATAAGCTGACATTACATCACTATCAGTCACTCCGCTCTTAAAACACCAAGCGATGACTGCATAACGTGTGAGTGTCAGAAACATATCTAGAGTAAGTTTAGCTCCGGTTGTTTCCATTAGTACCTCCAAAAATGATTTTAATTATATACATGATTACATCGAACAGGGAAGGCTGTACAGAGGTTTTAGGTGCAGATGGCTGTGTAGGTACAGGAATCACAGGAATCGTCTCCACGGGCTTCCTAGGGCCTTCTACGGGCTTTTCTACACCATATCCTGCATCAGTAAGAAGTTTATCATACTCTTTAGCATATCCTGCAATAAGATCACCAATCTTTATCTTTGTACCCTTGACGAACATGTTCTTATCAGCATTAATCATGCTACGAGCATTGAAGAAATCAGAGACAGATAGAGTCATATAATCTGACAACTTCTGTTTATTCCCGAACCAACCTTCTTTCATTCCACGAACAGCAATAGGAACAGCATACTGAGGATCGAGAAGTCTCTTAGGATCAGTAAGGAAATCTACTCCGAGTTTCTCACCAGCCATCTTATAATTATAAGCCCAAGTAACTTGAATATATCCCATTCCGACATATGGCCAATACTCCTTCTTACGAAGATAAGTATCACCACCATATTCCCGAACAGGTTTCATTGTATGAGCTGTCTCATGGTATGCAGTAGCGAGAACATAAGCTAACTGGTTTCTTAGAAGTCCTTCTTTCTTAGCTTCATCAATTATTAATTGAGTATCACCAAGAGATAATTTGATTGTCATGTTCTATCCTTATTCATAGATACACTGAATAGTACCACTAGTGAAGTTACCAGTCACAGTAGTCAACTGTAATTTAGTCAAAGCAGCACCTAAGTCTCTATAACCTGATGTTGTTTCAACAGTACTCGTTGCAGGATGACTAGCCATACCATCAGAAAACCACTTGTCTGTTCCTCTCACACGAATTAATTTAATTATTCCTATTATACCTGCTCCAGCAGAAGGAAAAGAAGCAATACCACTATTCTCTACCGTAGAAGCAGGATTACTACCGTTAAAAATACTCGTAAATGAACCTGAATAACTAGTAGAGATATAACCACCTGCAGTTCCAAGTTGAACTAATAGACGGTTACCACCTGTAACAATGTTCAATGTTATAGTAATCTTTTGAACCCATGCTGGAATGCTAAGAAATTCAACTGCACTTCCTACACCCGTGCTAGTTTCAGCAGTATAAGTCCCACCAATAAATTTTTGTTCAGTATTAGTTCCAACAACAATGACATCCTTAGAAGAATCCCAAGAAATGCGACCTTCGTTTGAACTCGCTGTAGTATCGAGTGTTATCACAGGCGCACTAAATGTTCCAGTTGAGATAGTTTTACCAGCGAAATTCAATAGCGATGGAAGACTGATAGTTGGAGGACCAGAAGCGCCGTCACCGTTAGTGACTGTAATTTCATTAGCAGTACCGGTGAGAGTTCTCTTAGTGAATGAATCTGATGCTACTTCCATAACAAAGCCTGCTGTAGCATCGAGAGCAGCTAAGGCTGTAAGTGTAGGATCAAGTGCTTGAACACCTAGAGTAGTCCGCATTGTAGCTGCGTCAGCATCATCAAGAAGCGTCCTAGCAAAGGAAGTAAATGTTGCTAGAGAAGCTGTTCCCGAACCTGTGAAATAAGGAAGTCTATCAGCAGCAGAAACAAGTCCTGCAATAGCAGATAACTCAGCATCAAAAGCTTGAACATCAGTACCAATAACAAGACCAAGAGATGTCCTAGCTGCTGCAGCTGTTATCGCATTAGTACCACCGTTAGCTATAGGAAGAACACCAGAAACAGCCGCTGTTAAACTTAGTTGTGGACTATCACCAGCAGCTCCTGAGTGAGTATGTCCTGTAGTACCATTAAAAGCGGATTGAAGTTGATTGAATTCAGCATTGAGAGGTGATGCTGTGATCTGAGCTAGAGCAACAATACTAGCTGCAGACTGTCGTGTATATCCCGCCATGTTAACTCCTTGCTATCGTACAGATTTGTTTAATTTTAAGTGGTTCATTAGTGATATCATCTGTAGCAGAAATCACTCTACGGAAATATTTATAACCAAGTTCAGAACCATCATCATCTAGGACAGTAGTTTTCATTCGAATTTCTACTGAACCATCAGGCCGAACTATAACTGCGTCGTAAATCGTTTGTTTTGTAATAGCCATTATCCTGTAGCCCTATAACATCCTGTATATCTTAGACCCGCCACTGTATCCATTGCTATGTTAGCGATTGCCGCTCCAGTTGATTCTGTAATAGGAAGAATACTTGTACCCGCATTTATCAATCCAGCGCTAAATTGGTTAGCGAAGGTTAAGTTATCTGCTATACCGGGTATTGCACAAGCATCACTAGCCGTAAACGGAAGACCATTGACCTGTAAGTTTCCTGTACCTGTGTGGGCTGTCCATGCTAATTGACAAGCTACCCAAACTATACGTCCAACTTTAATGTACTGACCTGTTTGAGTTGTATATGTACCCGTACCCGCTGTAGCCAATCCGATGACGACTGGAGTCCATGTACCTTCTTCATAATCATCAAGAGTATTTGCATCAGCGAAAGCTATAGCACTCGCGGGAAACTTAATTCCTCCAACTTGAACATTTAATCCTGTAGCACTATCTAGCTGCATCTGGCTGGTAAGAGTACCAGCTTGCATATTGTAGAACTGCCACTGGGCATCCTCAGAAGTATTCGTTGTGTCAAGGATGATACTAGCAATAGTTCCGTAGTTCCTCTTCACACCTGTACTGGAGTTTCCTTGAGTAACGATCTCAGCAATAGCATCACTAGCAGCAGGAGATGCACTGTTATGATAAAGTTGAAGGAATGGCCCAAAGGCTCCAGCATCATTACCTTGAAAGGTATAAGTTGGAATAGCCGTTGTACTACTGAAAGTAAGACTTCCAGAACTCTCTGTTAAAGTTAGAGCACCATTATTCCAGTTAGCAACACCACCAGCAGCAAGGAAGAGATCACTAAAAGAAAGAGCACCACTACCAAGAGCTACACCATCATTACTCGAAGGAGTAAAAGTACCTGTATATAAGGTGTTATTATAAGTTCCACCAGTAATAGTCTTACCAGTGAAAGTTACTGAAGTAGGTATTGAGACAGTTGGATTACCTGCAACACCATCGCCTTGTGAGACTGTTATTTCAGCTGCTGTTCCTGTAATTGTGCGAACGGCCATAGTATCAGTTGCTGTTCTAACAATCATACCATTGGCAGCAAGACCTTCAAGAGCAGCGAGATCATTAGCGAGAACGAAAGTAGGATTTCCAGCAATACCTGCTGGATTTGTAATCGTGAAACCAGCTGCTGGAGCTGCAAGTGTTCTAGTTGTCCAAGTATTAGCAGCTGTTCTCACAGCAATACCAGTACCTGCTAATCCTTCGATAGCGACTAGATCATTAACATCAGGTAGAGCTGCTAGAGCATCGAGATTAATACTATGAGGTTGAACATCTACTCCAATTTCAAGACCGAGAGCTTTACGAGCACCAGCCGCTGTCGTTTGTCCTGTTCCTCCTTTGGGAATTGTCAAAGCATTTCCGGCTGGCATTATTCCCGTCCCTTGACTGAGTAGTTAATTACATATCCTTGTAGTGTATGACTTGGGTAGTTGCCAATCACCGTGAAACCCATTTGGATACTAAAAGCAGAACCTTGGATATTCTGTTTGAATACTGGTTGTGAAGTTCCTGCGTAAGTCGCTCCATTATCATAAAGGATGCCAGCATCATACAAAGAAGATGAACCTGTTCCGTTTAGACTGTAAGCAGAAGGACGGATAGCGTTATCATCATCCCAGTCGAAATCAACTTCGAGTGTTCCAGTAAAATTTCCTTCACTTCTCGTGAAAAGATCGATGCGACGGAAGAGTTTACGTACTGTAGTATCTCCAAGATCAATAAAAGGAGAGACGTAGACAGATGTAATATCTGATCCATTAAAGGTGTTTCCACTTTCTTGAATAAAGACATTCCCCGAAAAATCTCCGTGTAACACTTTCTCAAGACCAGAAGCATTGTAACCTGACCATGCACAAGAAACTTGGAAACCGTTTATTTCAAAGAATTCCCATAGATTAACAGGATGGTTGTAAGCACATAGGATACCATAAGCATCATTCTTAGTCGCTGTATTGTTATTAATGAAATATCTGAATTGTGTCTTATTACGGATAGTGACAGAACGGAGAAGACTTAGATCATAATTAGTAATAATATCATTAACAGTATTATGGATATTCTCCGAGAATGGACCTACATCTACGTCACCGATCTTATCAGTACCAGCAACTGTCCTAATTCCATCAGGAGAAAAGAAGACGATGTTAGAGTTGACTTCTTGGACAGAATCTCTAGCAATACAACCAAGATTTTTTGTAACATCCTGCAGAACGAATCCTGCACTTTCGTCAGCAATACTCTTCTTAATCGCTTCAATACCAAAGACGAAGAGTTCATCTCGGAAAGGTTTAAGCTGGACGATACTATAACCGGGAAGCTGTTGTCCACCTCCTGCAGCCGCAGTCCATGTAAGAGGATCATTAGGTGCAGAGTAAGCAACGATAGCTGGATTAGTAGCATCAGCTCCGAAGAACAATGAACCTTTAAAATAAGTAACGACAGCTGGAGCATCAAGTGTTTGGTTACCACCGGGTGATCCTGCACCACCAGCGTTAGCAGCAGCAAGTTGATACCAAGTAGTACCATCAAATAGAAGAGCTTTATTGACTCCATCTACGATAGCAATATATCTTTTAGTCTGTGTACTGAATGTAACTGTTCTAAGCTGGGTAACACCAGTAACGCTTTGTGTAGTTCCAGTAACAACTGTCGTCCAGCCTACACCGGGATTGAGCTTATAAATCTTATATGTAGCTGTAGCTGTTTTCTGACGAGCAGCATATATTTCGAAAGTACTACCATTGAGATAGCCCCATACTCCAAGGATAGCTCCTGTACCGGGATCACCACCATTAGTGACAACACCAGCAACTGAATCATATAGAGCATATCCATTGATTCTGCGATAACCACCTGAGACAGCTGTTTCATAATTAAGAAGGCGTGTTCCGAAGCCGGGATTGGTATTTGACAGTAACAGGAAGTTCTGAGAAGTATTCAAACCACCGGAAAAGAGAATTCGCTGGGAGTCAATTTGGTCTGGCACAGAATATCTCCTTAAAATACGAATGGATCAGATGCTCTACCAAATCCTGAATTACCTGAAATACCACCAGTGTTAATCACTGTATCTCTCATATCAGAAATATTCTGAGGAATAAGGATGAGAGCCATAGTCTTAATTGCATCTTTAAATGTAACACTACCAAGTTGCATCCTCTGATCATTATCAAGGAAAGCATACATATCTTCTAGAGCACCTTGTTCAACAACCCAGTTGAAGTTTGTAGGTACCGTGATCGTATCAGTGTATAAAGTGAGTTCAGTAGTAGTCTTCCAGTAGTTATACTTGAGGACGTAAGCTGCATCTGGAATTGGAGTGATACCATATCCTTGATTAGAATTCCAGAAAACACCCTTTGGACTCTCTCGTCCACTCGTTAGATTATCCAGATCAAGACTGCGATGCCATTTATACCACTGCTGTCTTTGAATTGGTGCTAATCTTTGAGTCTGTATGGTAATAGTACCATAAGTACCAGCTTCAAGATAAAAGGACTCCCAATCTGCTATTTTATAATCAGCAGGAAAAGCGTAGATATTAGTTGTACCTACAGTCAACGTTTGAGAACTTGTAGCATAGTTAAAGGGCCACTCCCATTTCTGGGAGTTGATCCTCATCACAGCATTACGAACACCAATCTTGGCAGCAGCATGAATACCTCTAGCGCTAGCAAATGTAGTACTATCGAGGTTATTTTCATTCAACCGTGTTAGAACGTTATTTACTAGCTCTAGATATGTACTCATTATTCTTTACTTTCCCATTTTAATCTTGGAACGCATTGCTTGAGAAGCCTTCTTGAGTCCCCCCATCATATCAGATACAGGACCACCAAAAGTCTTTCCATTAGCTCCAAGATTAGTTGTATAAGCTTTTGACTTAGCAATATCTCTCTGAGCAGGAGTCCGAGTGACTACTGGAGTCTTACTTGATTTAGCAGCACTCTTCGCTGTAGCAGCAACATTAGATAGACCAGAGAATGAAGGCTTACCCTTAGCCATACCAGAGACTGCAGAAGCACGACTCTTGGGCATTGGAGCACCACTCTTAGGACCAGAATTACTAGAAGCTTTAACTTTTGGAGCATCAGCCTTCATCTTAGTATTGTATTTCTTGCCACCGAAGTCAAACTCCTTGGCACCACTCTTACGAGCAGTTTTAAATGCTGAACCAAATTTAGACATTGAATGTATCCACCGTAGCCATGAGGGCAAATATTACAGTTGAAGGACGATTGACAACAACAAAAGCGATCAGATTGCCATCTGAAGCAGTGACATACAAAATATCACCAGTTCTCAAAGCATTTGATATTGAATTGAAATATCCTGATCCAGTGACAGTATCAACATCATCAGCTGTGTCATACTGAAAACGGAAAGGACTTTCTCCATAGAAGGTTAAATCATTATAAGAAGCGGCCATAATTAAGCGACCTTAAAGATTGTGTAGTTGTTTGCGCTAGTACGACGAATACCAAACTTAGCAGATGAAGCAGCAGCAACAGCTGTGAAAGCGTTACCACCATCAGTCCAACCACCGGCAGTAGCTACAGTAAAAGCATTTGCACCACCAGTATTAATTACTGTGAGTTCAAAGTAATCTGAGTTCTGTAATCCGGGCTGTAGAGCAATGAGTGCAGTCTCAAGGTTAGTGCCAGTATCGAGAGTGGCTGTAACAGCAGCACCAGTAGTAGAAGTAACGATACCACCAAGAATGAGAGCAGCAGTAAGTGTGCCTGAGGCATTCAGAGTACCAGCAGCTGCCTGTACACCTAGTGGGACAGTTCTTGTATCACGCCATGTAGTACCAATACCACGGTTGGCGTCAAGGACAAGACCCTTAGAAGCAGCGTTAGTACCAGCAGTAACACCAGCGAGAACATTGATTTCAGCAGCAGTAGCAGTTAGACCTGTAAAACCGCTGAAAACTGTCAGCTCTGCAGGGTCCTTGCCGGTCCCACGAGCTTCGAAGATTCTTTCAGAGATAAGAGAAGTTGATGTCATTATATTTCCTTTATAGTTGTATCTCTAACAGAGATTTCAGTTTAGCGATTTTTTCATTATATTCAGCAGACTTTTTAGCCAGCTCTTCTTCACCTTTTTTGAGAAGATGTTCACGCAGCTCTATTGCTGTAATTTGTCTTTCAAGACGTATGTTCTTCTCTCCCCACATGTCTTGCATTGCTTTAGTTCTATTATTCAAAGCGATGGTATTGATCCGGTTCTCTTCCCGTTCAGCTTTCGCTTTCATCAATTCATCGATTACTTGATTCTTTAAATCTTCAATATCATCCATTAAATTAACGACTTTAGCTTATCGAGTTTGTTTTGATATTCGTTTGCAATACTATCGGCTTTACTCTCTCGTGCAACAAGAAGAGATTCTCTAGCATCAAGAGCTTTATTCTTATTTTCGATATCAATTTGAGCACTCTTCAAGGCTTTATCTTTTTCTTGAAGTGATCTTTCAAATGACTTTAGTTCATTAAACTGTTTTAGAGCACTATCTAGTTTATCATTATAAACCTTTTCATGATCACGTTTTAATGATTCGAAGTCTGCAACCTTGTCTGAAAACTTCTTCTGGACTTTCTCGAAGTCAACCTGAGCTTTTTCGAAGACCTTTATCTTATTGAGAAGTTCTACTCGATCCTTTTCGGTTGCAGCTTTTGCTAATGCTAGTTCTCCTTGTGCAGCTCCGGCTGCTTCAAGTATCTTCTGATTGATATCAGTAGCTTCTTTAAGTTCACGAAGTTTCGCCATTACACTTTCAGGATCAGCCATCAAATTAATGAGATTCGAAAAAGTGTCTATTCCCGGCGCAGAGGATGTAGTAAATCCCATTTCTTAGCCTTTCCTGTGTCTTGTTCTAAAAGATATTTGCATTTCCATTATCACCGGAGTAGTTCCACCACCCCCACCACCACTGTTTATCTTAGGTCCCCAGTATCGTGGTCCAAAATAATGTGCTCCGAAGTATCTATGACCGAACATTAGAATACTCCGTATTCGTTACAGATGCTCTGCATCTTAGGTAGCATCCAATGTGACAGCTGTACGATTTCCATCAGCGTCTACTGTAGCTGTGATACGGTTCTTGGTATCATTAGTGTCACGATAGTGAACTGTAGTGCCTGCAAGACCATCAGCTTTACCTCCAGCAGCAGCTAGAATAATACGTAAACCCTGTCTGACAGTTACACCTGTTTCAATACCAGCAGCAACATCAAGGACAGAAGCACCATCGGTCACTACTGCTATCTGTTCAGAATCATCACAACTAGCTGAAGTTCCGCGAACTACTAGATCACCAGATGTGTTCGTGTCTGTACTATCAAGAGCGACTTTATACCAACCACTAGAAACTTCTGTAGCATTAGTAGCACCAGCGTTAGGATTTCCGAATGCACCACCAGCTTTAGAGATTGTAATTGCTACGGTCTTGCCTGTTGCAGCAGTAACATGGTCACTACTAAGAAAGACTTTCAGCATTATTGTATAAGCAGTAGATTTTGGAATTGATCTCATTTACATCCCTAACTGAAGTCTAGAAGCAGGATATCCACCTGTATCAAAAGCACTGACTAATAATCCAAGTGAAACACGATCCTTATTGCTATTCTGTGCTGCAAAAGCACCTGCTGCTCGGTTTACGGCATAACCATTAACTCCACAATGATCAGTTACTTGATGGGCAGATATATTAAAGCTTCGATAAGGTATCGTTACGTTGGAACCACCCGGTTTAGCGATAACAGCCAACGGTTGATTGGCGGTTGCCTGATATGGACTGGAAAAGAGCACTACGAAATTACGTGAGGCGCTAGCTGCAACAGCATTTGCGTCAACAGAGACTGTTTTTTCAGCAACAGGTGTCCCAAGTGGATCAGAGTATAGAACGAAGTCGCAATCTGCGCTCGAAGTATAGATGCCATAAATACCGTAGACTTTAACTGGAAACGGCAGCTGCAGGTAATTACCATATTCTTTGGTTGCTGAACCACTATTCCATGTCTGTGCTGTAATTGTTGAGAACACGGTTGAACCAGCAAACCATCCATAATGACCGTCTGAGAATGTAATCATGCAATTAGGTACAGCTGAAAGTGCCGTATAAGAACCACCAACGAAAGAAGTAACACTCGGACGTATTGAGGTTGCACCTACAGTACATGACGTGGTGTTAATTGCGTCAGCTCCACCTAAAGCAGTCATCTGTGTTACGAAGGCGAGGAAATCTCCATTTGCAACTGTCTTTGTTCCAGTATCAGGAACATGCTCCTGCCATGCGTTCGCCGTTATTCCACCACCACCGCCAGTGATACTCTTGGATACATCATACGTGACGACATTGGCAGCGTTGGCAGCTCTACCAGCAGGACCTGTAGCTAAATCCATAGCAGCAAGACCTACCTTAAATGTTGTACTACCGCTGGCGAAAGTTACAGCACCCGTACGCCATCCAAGAGATGATGAACCGGTCGTGTCGATAGTATGAGAACCTCCATCATCGGTGATGATCTGTCCGTACATAATACAGGCTTCGTTAGCTGCATCCTGCAGAGTTACACCAGCTGCCCATGTTGTAGTCAGA